GCCCTGCAAGCTTTCACCTTGATCCGCGCAACGTGTTCCCTGATCCAGGCTGCGGCACTAACGTGCAGAACGGCAAAGGCGTATACGAGCGAGAAGAGATGACGTCCAGGCGAGTCAGAGATCTGGCTAAGCAGCCGGGTTACTTGTCCGACCAGTTACGTAAAGTGCTGGAGGAAGGACCTAAGCGCAGCCGCGCGATGCAAGAGATCCGAGACGAAGAGCTAAGAGACATTGCCGAAGACCTGTACGAGCGCTGGGAGTACACCGGCGAAGTCGATTACGAAGACCTGGCAGCAGCAGGTATCAAGCTGCCCGAGAAGGACGTGCTCCAGGCGATCAGTGCGACAGTGGTCATGATCAACGACACTGTCGTCAAAGCGTTCCTGAATCCACTTGAGGACGGGTCACTGCCTTACGACTTCTTTGTGTGGGAGAAGGCTGGCAACACAGTCTGGGGCTACGGCGTGCCGTACCTGATGCGTGCCCAGCAAAGAGTGCTCAACGCCGCCTGGCGCCAGATGATGGACAACTCAGGCGTGACCAGTGGTCCCCAGATCGTCGTCAAACCGAGCGTCATCCAGCCAGCTGACAAGCAGTGGCAGTTATCCTCGCGTAAGATCTGGTACGCCACAGATGACCTGGACGATGTGCGCAAGGCGTTCGCGTCCTTTGAGTTCAACAGTCACCAGGCTGAGCTGGCCAACATCATTGAGATGGCGATGGGGCTGGCAGATGCTGAGACCGGTGTGCCAACGCTGATGCAAGGCGAGAAGGGCACAGCGCCTGACACGGTTGGCGGCATGCAGATGCTGATGACCTCGGCTAACGTTGTACTTAAACGCCTGGTCAAGCAGTTCGACGACATGGTGACCAAGCCGCACATCCGTCGATACTACGACTGGAACATGCTGTACAACGAAGACAGTTCCATCAAAGGCGACTTCTCAGTTGACGCCCGAGGCAGCTCAACGCTGGTCGTGCGAGACATCCAGAACCAGGCGTTCCTGCAGCTGTTGGCTGCTGGTGCTAACCCGATATACGGCAAGTACCTGGACTCTAAAAAGCTATTTGAGCGAGCACTCCAGGCGCAGCACATCGACCCGTCGGAAGTGTTTAAGACTGACGAGCAGATAGAGCAGATTGAAGAGGCGGAGCGTCAGGCCGCACAACAAGGCCAGACCGAAGACCCGCGCATTGCAGCGGCTAAGATCCGGGCGCAGACAGACCTGCAGCGCGTCCAGGCGCAGAACGAAGGCGACATGGTGGAGCTGAACACCAGGCTGCAGATCGCTCAGCAGCAGATAACTGCACGCAGAGAAGAGCGGGCGCAGATGATTGAGCTGGAAATGTTGAAGATGGCCAACGCGCAGAACCTTAGCCTGGAGCAGATCAAGGCGAAGCTGGGCGATACGGCGATTAAAGAGCGCAGCAAACAGAGCCTGTTCGCTGCAGAGCGTAGACTGAAGATGCAGATGGGCAGCGGAATATAGCCATGGCCAAGGGTGTTATCAGAAGCGAGATGAAGTGTAACGCGCCACGCTCGACGCCAGACCACGCGACTAAGAGCCACGTGGTCAAGGCGTGTGAAGGCGGCAAGGAAAAAGTAATCCGGTTTGGACAGAAGGGGGTCAAAGGATCTCCGGACGGTTCGGCCAGGAACAAGGCATTCAAGGCCAGGCACGCCAAGAATATTGCAAAGGGTAAGATGAGCGCAGCCTACTGGGCTAACAAGGTGAAATGGTGAAACCAGGACTGTACGCAAACATCCACGCCAAGCGTGCGAGAATTAAACAGGGTAGCGGTGAGAAGATGCGCCAGCCTGGCGAGAAAGGTGCGCCAACAGCTAAGGCGTTTAAGCAGGCCGCTAAAACAGGCTTGATCAGAAAAGCGATGACGTCAAACTATTAAGAGGACACGAAAATGGCAGTAGTTCAATTCAGCTCTATCCGGGACGGCGCAATCGTTGTGACCTGGCCTACTCTTGGCGGCACGGACAGTGGCGCGCCTTTTCGTTTGCCAGCAGCCTGTGACTTGACGTTCCAGGCGGGCGGCACCTTTGGTGGAGCGACGTGCACCCTACAGGGGTCAAACGACGGCACAACGTGGGACACGCTGACCCAGCGAGGCGGCACGGGTAACGCTGGGCACGGCGGATCTTTTCCGATGGCCTACACCGACGCAAGCGTGCACACCGCCAACGAGACGCCGCTGTTTGTCCGCCCCATTAATTCTGGCGGCTCGGAAAGCAGCATTACGGTTATTTTGGCTGCGTTCCCGACCTACGCCAAGACGGGGTACTGATCGTGAGCAAACACGCTGGCATGATGGTATCGATGGTGTTTGTTGCCCGTGACCTGGCTCACCGGCAGCACCTGCGCACAGGCTCGTATGCTGAGCATGTGGCGCTGGGTGCATTTTATGAGGGGATCATCCCTCGGGTCGACGGATTCGTTGAGGCGTACCAAGGGCAGTTCAATGAACTGCTGGATATCTCCCTGGGCGACAATGAATTTGAAGGATCAATCGATGAGATCCTTGAGCAGCAGATGGCCTGGATCGAAGATAACCGGGAGAAGATATGTCCAAGGAAAGAGTCAGCACTGAACAACGAACTTGATACGGTTGTGAATCTGTACCAGACCACACTGTATAAGCTGCGGTTCTTGGCTTGACCTTCTCAAAGCATGTCTCTACCATAGATGTCAACTATCAAAACATAGGAAACGATAGAATTGATTAATCTGCCGCCAGCTGAATGGTCCAAGGTTGAGGCCTGGGCTAACAAAGAACTAGACAGCGTGCGCGTGAAGAACGATTCAATTGGTCTATCGGCAGAGGAGACGGCCGCGTATCGCGGAGAGATCCGTCTTCTCAAAAGAATAATCGACTTGCCCAAAAAGGCGACTCGAGAAGTGGAGGCACCGCCGACGTCATTCTGACATCGCCGGGCCAGTTAGAGGTGGTTAAAGCCACCCAATGACGAGATGACGGAGATACAAAGTGGCAAATGATGAAATGTTGAGCGCGCAAGACGCGCAAAAGGCGTGGGATGAGGAAGCTAACCGAACGGACCCAGTAGAGCTGGCTCCTGAGACGCAACCAGAACCTGAGCCTGTTCTTGAACCAGACGATCCATTTGCAGGGTTGCCCCCGGCATTGATGGAGAAACTTAACAAGATCGACGATCTTCAAAGAGCCAACGAGGATCTCAAGAACCACGTTAAAGCAGCTGAAGGTCGGGTGGCCGCATGGCAGCGCGAACGGGAACAACAACGTCAGCAAGCCGAAATTGTTGCACCTACGAAAGCTGAAGTGAGCACGGCCAGTGCAAACCCGGAAAAGTGGAATCAGCTTAAAGATGATTTTCCTGAATGGGCTGAGGCAATGGAAGAGTACGTCTCTTCTCGCGTAGGACAGAATGCACAGGGTGTTTCGCCAGATCAAATAAATGCTTTGATCGAGCAGCGCACTGAGCAGATCCGTAACGAAACGAGAGAAGCCGTTGAGTACGCCAAGTTAGAGACGAAGCATGAGGATTGGAAGGAAACGGTCAACAGCCCAGAGTTTTTGAGCTGGATGAACACCCAACCGGTCAACGTGTACAACCTTATCGACAGCCCCAAAGCTGCCGACGCTGTTAAGGTGCTCGATCTTTACAAGAGCGCGACGAAGACTCCGACGCTGTCTACAGTTGATCAGATTAAAAGTCAGCGTAAGGCTACGCTTTCCAACGCATTATCGACCAAACCCGGAGTGCCAAGACAGTCTAAGACCATTGACTCGATGACACCGGAAGAACTTTGGAACTACGAAGCCAGGCAGCTTAAGAAACGTCAAGAGCAGCAGGGTTTTTAACAAACTATCATAGGAGATTTGCCAAATGGCAATTCAAAATTACGGTACAGTCGCGTCGCGTAACCTTATTCGCGCCGCTCAAGGTATGCTCGAACACGCACAACCCACCACAGTGCTTGGTGACTTCGGTACCCAGCGCGAAATGCCGATGAACAGCACTGACACGCTGGTCTTCCGCCGCACGCTGCCGTTTGGCGCGTCTGCTGTTGGCACCACGATCGAAGGCTCACAGCGTTATGCTGGCACGCCTAACATCGACGCTACCAACTTCGTACTTGCTGAAGGCGTAACGCCGAACAGCAACACAATCAGCTTCCAGGACGTAACAGTCCAGCTGCAACAGTACGGTATTCTGTTCAAGTACAGCTCTAAAGTTGAGCAGCTGTACGAAGACGACATCCCCGGCGAGATGGTTAAGCTGACCGGCGAAACCATGGCGGAAGTTATGGAGATGGTTCGTTACGGCGTACTGAAAGCTGGCTCCACAGTGATCTACGCTAACGGTACTACCCGTGCCGGCATTAACACAACCATCAGTCTGAACGCTATTCGTAAAGCGGCACGTACTCTCGAGAGCAACCGTTGCCGTCGAGTGACCAGCCGTCTGGCTCCTGGCGTCAACTTCAGCACCCGTGCTGTGCAGCCCGCGTTTATCGTGTTCTGCCACACTGACGCGGTATCTGATGTACGTAACCTGCCAGGCTTTACCCGCGTTGAAGAATACGGCAGCTTCAAGCCTATTCACGATCGCGAAATCGGCGCTTGCGAAGACTTCCGTTTCATCAGCTCACCGCTGTTGAAGTCCTTCCTGGCCGCAGGTTCTGGCACTCTGAACGGCATGCTGTCAATTGGCGCGGCCAACGTTGACGTGTACCCGTTCCTCGTAATCGGTGAAGACGCTTGGGGTCAGGTTGCACTCAAGGGTATGTCCGCGATCAAGCCTGTTGTTCTGAAGGCTTCTCAGACTAACCACGCCAACCCGCTTGGCCAGTTCGGCTACGTGGGTGCTTCGACTTGGTTCGCCAGCGTTCGTTTGAACGACGCTTGGATGGCCCGTATCGAAGCCGGTGTGACCGCCCTCTAACCCTTTGGGGCGCTCCTAACGGGGCGCTCCGCCTTAATTTGAGGATCGCATCATGCCAGAAAGCATTAAACAACGTATGCCGAAGATTCCGGATATTCTCACCTCGCGTGAGCTGACTCCTTTGCTTCAGGCAATGCAAGCTGACATCGCCGCACTGTCTACGTCGTTGAATCAGTTGCGTACTGACTACAACGCCGCAACGGTTCCTACCACGGCGACGGCAGTCACCCCTAACATTACTGCTTAAGGAGACACAAACATGTCTTATAACATTGAACAAATTAACAGTGGCTTTGTGTCACTGATTTCCGGAGCGCTTGCTGCCGGTACTAACGCAGGTACTTTTAAAACTACTGTTGCGGTGACCTACACCAACAACGGTATTTTTAGATCCAAAGCAATCACTGACAACCTGGCGTTTTCTGCTGGCCACACGGCTCTCGGTAACAGCCAGGCTTGCCTGTTCGGTCTGTTCCTGGACAACAGCGGCAACGTGACTACCTCACAGGGTATGATCGTAGCAGCTGGCGACCCTTGCCCGGTGCCAAACGCCCCGGCT